TAAAGATGGCTTCGTATCCTGGATTTGGGAAGTAATAGATGGACCTGATAAAGGTACAATACATTATTGCTTTATTGATTCCGATGACAGATGGGCAATTGTATTCCTAAATAAATCTGCGGAGTTTGAGTTAGTAACCTAATTAATGGAGAAGTAAAACAATGTTTTTTAAAGATACAAAATTAGATAGAGAAGCTGTATTTGAACAATTAAAAATTGACGAAGGTGTAGTATATGAAATCTACAAAGATCACCTTGGATATCCTACTTTTGGAATTGGTCACTTGGTATTGGAAACAGATCCAGAATACGGCTGGGAAGTTGGTGATCCTGTATCAGAAGAAAGAGTTAAAGAATGCTTCGAAAAAGATCTCGACACAGCAATATCAGAATGTGATAAGTTATACGAAGAAGGGGTCTTTGGAGACTTACCAGACGAAGTACAACAAATCTTGGTTAATATGATGTTCAACATGGGAAGAACAAGATTAAGCAAGTTCAAGAGAATGCACGCAGCAATTCTTGACGGTGATTGGAAAACGGCAGCCGTAGAAGGTCGTGATTCCACATGGTACAAACAAGTTACCAAACGTGCAGAGAGATTAATGTCTCGCATGGAAAAAGTATAAATAATTTTTTTAAATAATGAATGGAGAATAAAATGCCAGTAAATGATATTATTTCACAAGCGTTGGATAATAACCCGCTTAACCTCAAAAAGGCTTTTGATGCTGAAATGACAACTCGAGTAAGAGCTGCATTAAATCAAAAGTATCAAGACATGACAGCAGGTCATCCTGAAGTCACAGAAGTTGAAACTATGGCAGCTGAATTGGCTGCGGAACCAGAGACACCGTCCGAAGAGGATTAATGTTTAACCAAATATTCATTGGAATTATTTTGGTTCTCGGTTTAGGTTCATATTGGTTATATAACGAAAATATTACCCTTAAAGAGAACGCAATCAAATTGGAAGCGGCCGTTCAAGAACAGCAAGCTGCCATGGATGCTATGCGAGAATCTTATGAAAGACAAGGACAATCGTTAGCAAACCTTCAACGTAATTACAATCAAATAGAGCAAGAGAAAGATCAGTATCTTGCTATATTTGCTCGACATAATCTTAACAAACTTGCGGTTGCCAAACCAGGATTAATTGAACCTACTTTTAATAATGGAACTGCAGAAGTATTTGGAGACATAGAGAATGACAGCAAAGCTATTAGCGAGCTCAATACTCCTAACACTCCTTAGTGGATGTTCAATTCTTGGTTTAGGCACCAAAGAAGTTGAAATAGTAACCAAGCCGGTTAAAATAGAAATTATTCAACCAACTTTGCCAAGAGCTATTAATTTAGAAAATCCTAAATGGTATGTTGTATCAGAAGCAGTAATTGCTAATCCTTGTAAGGCTATCCCTACAGGTGAGAATAATGACGATGGCACCCCTAAAACTCGAAGACCGAAGGATTGTACATTAGAGGAACGCGAGCATCCACAATGGCCTGTAGGGTACACCTATCTTGACAAATTTTTGGATGAAATGAAAAAGCTAAACAATGGTGATGTTGTATTTGTTGCCATGACCATTGGTGATTATCAAATGATGTCCACCAATGTACAAGAAATTCGAAGATACATTCGCGAATTAGGCGAAGTAATTGTTTACTATAGAAACGTTACTATTGACGGAGAACCTGCTGCAGGTTTGGCCGTAGAAAAAAGTAATAATAATTAATCTCATATTAACCTTTCTAAGCTCCGCCACATAATAAATATCCATTGACAAATAATGGATTCTGTGATATAATAACTATCAATGGAGAAGTTATGTCGGAAGACCTAAACCACGTCAAAACAGATATTGCCTTAATTAAGAAAGATATTCAATCAATTGGAAAATTCTTTGATAAGGTCGATGCTGCTGTAGAAGGGATGCAAGATATTGCGAAATCTCTGGCTGTTCAGCAGCAGATCATGGAGAATTTTCAACAAAAGATTGAATACATGGATGAAAGACTTGCAGACCAAAGACGCATGAATATGGAAGCTCGCCTTGCCATGAAAGAAGAACTTGACGATTATAAAGAAAACTTCAAACTCGATATGCTCAAAGCAATGGAGCAAGGTAAAGAACAACATCACAAAATGGCGCAAGAAACAAAAGAGGCGCACGAAAGAAGACATGCAGAAACTTTAGCAATTATTGATAATATAGTACGTGACGTTAAAGATAAAGTAAATATACAAGAACAACAAATACGATCCTTAGAAAATCTTAAATGGTGGTTACTTGGTGCATTTGCCATTATCACTTTCATTTTAAACTACGCTGACCTATCAGTTATTTTTCAAAAGTAGTTGACATTTAACTTAAACTGTATTATAATAGCTGCAAATTGAAATAACTTGGATTTTATATTATGATTGACTTTGTAGATATTCAATATGCCCAGTCATTGGCTGGTCGTTTGGATATGTTCAAAATTAGACATCGTAACCCATATAAGATAAACTTTCGTTGTCCTATATGCGGCGATTCAAAGAAAAGCAGATCAAAAGCAAGAGGTTGGCTCCTTGAGAAAGACAATTCCTTGTTCTATTATTGTCACAATTGTGGAGCAAGTCATTCCTTTTCCAATTTTCTCAAGGTAGTCGACCCGCTTTCTTATAATGATTATATAGCAGAAAAATTCATCAGCCATGCAAATAATTCTCCTAGAGTTGAATCTACAACTCTGGATGAGGCTAAATTTGAACAGCCTAAATTCTCTCATAATGATCCATTAAAAAAATTAAAAAAGATCTCCCAACTCGATCATTTACACCCAGTAAAGAAATATATAGATAAAAGGGGTATTCCTACTAAGCATCATTACCGTCTTTATTTCGCACCAAGATTTAAAGAATGGATTAACGGAATCATTCCAAATAAGTTCGAGAACGTAAAGAAAGACGAGCCTCGCTTAGTTATTCCTTTTTTAGACAAAGACCGAAAATGTTTCGGAGTATCAGCTCGAGGGTTTGACCCTGAGGGCCTTAGGTATATTACTATTATGTTTGAGGAAGTACCTAAGATATTTGGACTCGACAAAGTAAACTTTAAAGAAAAGTATTACGTGGTCGAAGGTGCGTTGGATAGTATGTTTTTATCAAACGCGGTTGCTATGGCAGGAGCCGACGGCAATACTAATGCACTTGACCATGTACATAATGCTGTCTTTGTATTTGATGCTGAACCTCGAAATAAAGAGATTCACAAAAGAATGGAAAAAATTATTGACATGGGTCATAGTATAGTAATATGGCCAAACGATGTTCCAGGTAAGGACATCAATGAAATGGTTCTAAGTGGTAACATAAAATGTGTAGAAAGCTTAATGAGAACAATTACTTATAAAGGTTTAGAGGCAAAATTGAAATTTCAACAATGGAAAAGGACATAATATAAAATGAAAGTAAAATTGATTAGCTACAGCCAATCACCAGAGCAAACGGAATCTGCTCAAGATCTAATCGCTTATTGTGCAAGAGTAAGCAATCCTAATAATCAAAACAATAAAGAAACTTCAGAAAAACTTTTGAGGTACCTTGCTAAACATAAGCATTGGTCTCCATTTGAAATGGTAAGTGCATGTTTAGAAATTGAAACAACGAGGGATATTGCTCGGCAACTTCTAAGGCATCGTAGTCTAAGCTTCCAGGAATTTAGTCAACGATATGCAGACCCAACTGAAGATTTAGAATTTGTGGCACGTGAAGCTCGATTACAAGATCCAAAGAATAGACAAAACTCAATCCCTGTAGATTGGGATGATGAATTACATCGAAGAATTAACGAAGAGTTTCGTATGAAACAAATGAAATTTATTCGAGAAGCAAAAGAATTATATAACTGGGCAATTGATAAAGGTATCGCAAAAGAACAAGCAAGAGCGGTATTGCCCGAAGGAAATACAGTATCAAGATTATATGCAAATGGAACCATAAGAAGTTGGATTCATTATATTGAACTTCGTAGTGGAAACGGAACACAATTAGAGCATATAGAGCTTGCCGTTGCTATAGCAGAAGCTATTTCAAAAATATTTCCTTTATCAAAAGAATATGTACAAGAATAACAACGGAGAAAGATAAATGCAGCATTTAGGTATTGAAATTGAAACAAAGAGAGATAAAACATTATCAGAGCAATCATTTAAATTATTAAAAGATTATTATTGTCGTGACGATGAAAAATCTCCTCAGTACGCTTTTGCTCGAGCTGCAGTTGCTTTTAGTGCTGGTAATTTAAAACTTGCACAACGAATATATGATTATGTATCTAAAGGTTGGTTTATGTATTCATCTCCTGTATTATCAAATGCTGTTATTAAGGGAGAAGAAGTAAAAGCCTTACCTATTAGTTGCTTTCTTTCATATGTACCTGATACTCTTGAAGGTTTAATTGAACATACAAATGAATTAAGATGGTTATCAGTTAAAGGCGGAGGAGTTGGAGGTCATTGGTCAGATATTCGTGCAGTATCGAAAAAAGCCCCAGGTCCGATGCCTTTCCTACATACAGTAGACGCTGACATGGTTGCATACCGTCAAGGAAGAACTCGTAAAGGTTCTTATGCAGCCTATATGGATATTGACCATCCTGATATTGTAGAATTTATTAATATGCGTATTCCAACAGGAGACGTTAATCGTAAAAATCTAAATCTTCATCATGCAGTTAATGTTACTGATAAATTTATGGAAGCTGTTGAAAAAGGTGAAGAATGGAATTTGTTAGATCCTAATGACAAATCAGTACGTGATACAATGTCAGCTCGTAAACTATGGGAGTTGATTTTAGAAACAAGATATCGTACTGGTGAACCTTATGTTAATTTTATTGACACTGCCAATCGTGCATTACCTCAATCACAAAAAGATTTAGGCATGACAATTAAAGGATCTAATTTATGTAATGAAATCCATCTTGTAACTAATGAAGAAAGAACTGCTGTTTGTTGTCTTTCTTCAGTCAATTTAGAAATGTATGATGAATGGAAAGATACAAATATGGTAAAAGATTTAATTGTATTTTTAGATAATGTATTACAGTTCTTTATTGATAATGCAGGAGATGAAATTTCTAAAGCAAGATTCTCCGCACAGCAAGAAAGATCATTAGGTCTAGGTGCTATGGGATTACATTCATATTTCCAAAAACATTTGATTGCTTTTGATAGTCAAGAAGCAATTGATAAAAATGAAGAGATCTTTTCTCTAATTAAAGAAAAATCTGTTGAGGCAACGTTAGAGATGGGTAAGCGTCGAGGTGAAGCTCCAGATATGGTTGGCACAGGTCGTCGTAATGCACATATGTTAGCAATTGCCCCAAATGCAAATAGTTCTATGATTGTAAATACAAGCCCAAGTATTGAACCTTGGAAAGCAAATGCATTTACTTCAAGAACAAGAGTAGGATCTCACCTAAATAAAAATCCATATCTTGAAAAGGTATTGGAAGAACTAGGCAAAAATACAGAACAGGTTTGGTCAACCATTATTACAAATGGTGGCTCAGTCCAACATCTAGACTTCTTAGATGATCATGTAAAGAATGTTTTTAAAACTGCAATAGAACTAAATCAACATGCATTAATTCGTCTAGCAAGTGACCGACAAAAACATTTATGCCAAGGACAAAGTTTAAACATCTTCTTCCCTGCTGGTGCTGAAAAGAAATATTTGCATTCAGTACATTATCAAGCATGGAAGCAAGGTTGTAAAGGATTATATTATTTAAGAACAGAGACATCTAATAGAGCAGAAAACGTGGCTGAGAAAATCAAGCGCGAAAAGTTAGATGATATTATTAACCCAAATGCAATTAAGTTCAGTAACGGCTCGGAGGAAGACCAAAATGCATGTATCGCCTGTGAAGGATGATAATAAAATAGGAAAGAAAATGGAAGTTTTAATTTATACCAAATCAAATTGCCCTTTCTGTGAAAAGGCAAAGGCTTGGTTTACACAACATGGATTTGGATATACACAAATCGTTTTAGATGATGAAGAACAAAGATTAGCTTTTTATCAAAAGCACAGTAATGGTAAAGCAATAAGATCTGTACCACAGATTTGGATTGATGATAAACATATTGGAACATATAACGATTTAATGGCAATTGCCGATACTCTTGTAAAGAAACAAGGTGGACTTTTAGAGTTTAGTGAAACATATAAACCATTCCATTATCCTTGGGCTGTTGAAATTACAACAAGACATGAAAAGGCTCATTGGATTGAAGATGAACTTGACTTGTCTGAAGATGTAGCTGATTGGAAAATGGGTAAGATGACAAAAATTGAAAAAGAATATGTTACTAATATTTTAAGGTTATTTACTCAATCGGATGTTGCTGTTGGACAAAATTATTATGACCAATTTATTCCTAAATTTAAAAATAATGAAGTTCGTAATATGTTAGGTTCGTTTGCTGCTCGAGAAGGTATTCACCAAAGAGCATATGCATTGTTAAATGAAACATTAGGTTTGCCTGATTCTGAATATCACGCATTCTTAGAATATTCTGAAATGGCAGATAAGATTGAATATATGCGTAAGGCAGATACAAATACTTTACGTGGTCTTGGGCTGTCTTTAGCAAAATCTGTATTTAACGAAGGTGTTGCTTTATTTGCTTCTTTTGTTATGTTACTTAACTTTCAACGTTTCGGTAAAATGAAAGGTATGGGTAAAGTAGTTGAATGGAGTATTCGTGATGAATCAATGCATGTTGAAGGCAACTCTAAATTATTCAAAGCTTTTTGTAAAGAGCATGGCCGAGTTGTTGATAATGATTTCAAACGAGAAATCTATGAAATGTCAAAAGACATTGTAGATCTTGAAGATAAGTTTATTGATCTTGCATACGAGATGGGAGAAATAGAAGGTCTGGAAAAATCCGAAGTAAAAGAATATATAAGATATATAACAGACAGAAGATTACTTCAGTTAGGCATGAAAACTAATTTCAAGGTAAAGGAAAATCCATTGCCTTGGTTAGAATGGGTTCTTAACGGAGCAGACCATACTAACTTCTTCGAAAATCGTGTAACCGAATATGAAGTTGCTGGTCTTTCCGGAAAATGGGACGATGCCTACGCAGCATAGGCGTAGAAAATGATAGATAAAAAATACTTTCAAGATGTAGTTGATACTCTTAAGGAAGAAGGTAAATATCGCGTCTTTAATGATATAGTTAGAGAACGTGGAAAATTTCCTAAAGCAACTTGGTATTCAAGATACAGTCCAAAGGCAATTGTGAATTGGTGTTCCAATGATTATTTGTGCCAAGGACAAAATCAAGTTGTTATTGATGCAATGCAAACTGCATTGGATAAAACTGGAAGCGGAAGCGGAGGTACTCGTAATATAGGTGGTACCTCTCATTATCACGTTACACTTGAATCCGTTCTTGCCGATCTTCACAAAAAAGAATCTGGGCTTTTGTTTACTTCTGCTTATGTGGCAAACGAATGGACAATGATTGCCCTATCTCGTATTATTCCAAATATATGTTTTGTCTCCGATAATAAAAATCATGCATCTATCATTATGGGAATTAAACATTCTCGAGCTGATAAGATTATTTGGGAACACAATAATATGGAAGAGCTAGAATTGGCATTACAAACATGTCAAATGTCTGGTCAAACACCATGTATTGTATTTGAAAGCGTCTATAGCATGGACGGTGATATTGCACCTATCAAGAAAATTTGTGACCTTGCGGATAAATATAACGCAATCACATATATTGATGAAGTTCATGCAGTTGGTTTATATGGTGAAACTGGTGCAGGTTATTGTGAAAAATTAGGATTAACAGATAGGATAGATTTAATAAATGGAACACTTGGAAAAGCGTTTGGTGGTCACGGTGGTTATATTGCTGGTGATAGTATTGTACTCGATGCTATACGCAGCGTGGCCTCAGGGTTTATATTTACCACTTCCTTATCACCTGTGATGTGTGCAGGAGCAATTGCTTCTATTCGTTGGTTAAGAGAACACCACGAAGTTAGAGTAAAACATCAAGAAAGAGCAGATACTCTAAAAACGATGTTAATAGATAATAATATAGAAATACATGATAAAGCGTGTACTCATATATTACCTGTAATGGTAAGAGACGCAAAAACATGTAAG